TGACTCCTATTTCGATTACAACTCAGTATTGGCCGTGCTAGCTAGACAGAGGACCCATTGACTGTGCGCTGTGCAGGAACACTGCAATTTTCCATAACACCACACCTAATAAGTTGTTTCTTCAAAGATATACAGCCTGTATGCCTACAGTACATAACACTACCAAGATCGCATGTTATGCCGACAACCACTAAGGTATCTTGCGTCGCTCTGTATATCCATGAAGAAACAACCTTTCGATTGTTTCAACTAATTTCCAACAATGTCAAACAACAAAAAAGGCGGGAGCCTTTCGGTCCCGCCCTTTAAGATCCTATAAAGAATCTTTTAGACGAGACCAGCAGCAAGCGCCTTGTAGCCTGCTGCAATCAATTCGCGTGATGGAGTACCAAAACGGTACTTGTGAGTCACGACGCCCTTGGAATTAGTATGCTTATTGCAGTAGATAGGGAATCCCTGCAACCGTACCTGGCGGACTGCCTCATATGGATTTCCAATGTTGTATCGTGAAGCAAGCTGCTTGGCAGTAAGCTGCTCACCGTTGAGCACGAGGGCATTGAAAACGCTTTCAGTCTTAGTCATTACATTTCTCCGTTAGGTTCATTATTTAGTTAGTATACGCTAGTTTTTTAAAAAAGTCAACTCTTTTTTCAAAGAATGTCAACTAATTTCCCATCCATATCCACAGCTCTAACACGTTGGTTAGGGAATCGCGAAGAGAGCTGCTTCATCTCAGACAGAATCATCTGAGAATTATTCAGGGTAACATGGTATGTACGCCAGTTACCCGTCATATCCTGGAGTTGGATCTGCACCTGGTTCATCAGGTTCTCTCCATCTCCACGGCTTCTTGAATGACAACACTTACAGCGTCAAGATCGGAACACACAATCTTAACCTGGGTGTAATCATCATCAAAATCACGACCGCTGATCTCTACCATAAATCCATTATCGTAAAGATTAACTGTGATCGAATCATTAATCTTTCTAAGCTTATCACAAACCTTCATTATCCCCTCCTTGACTTGGAGCCAACTTGTGTCATGTCTGTATCGGGGGTGGCATACTGAAGACCACCCTTATTGAACAGGGGCATAACACGACTAGCCTTATCTAGAATAGCCTTACGCACATGCTCAGGTTCTTTATGGAGGTTAGCCATTAAGCTACGGTCAACACAGGAAGAAGCAGAACCTGACATCCCTGCTGACACGTAGCTAGAACGATCAACCATCATATCTTCATTATACCGCTTTTTCCAATTTTTGTCAACCCCCTTTTTCAACTTTATTTGATCAGGGTGTAGACCGTTCTTGATAAGCCAGAGATCGTGCTTAGTCGGCTCCGACTTAACCTTGGCTTTACGACGCCGAGTACTGGTAGTCGTGTAGTAGGCAGGTAGAATATGCATAGACATAGGTCTTCTCCGATGATAGACCTATTATACCCTATCTGCCATAAATGTCAAGCGGCTTTTTTCTCTTTATCTATCAAAACTTTAAGGAAACCTATTACAGTTTCTCGAGCAGGACTGTATCGTTCAGATTCAATTTTCCACATCTGTTTATGATTGTGGTATCGTTCTTCTTGCCACATATCATCACGTGCATCCATCATCTCTTCTAATGCTTTGACGAAGCTATCTATGTCAATCGTCTGCTGCTCTGACATCTACGTTATCTCCCATGTCATCTACTATTATATACTTTGCTTCTGCATCTATTTCAGCATAAGCATCTAGTAAAATTCGAATACTGTTAAGTCTAGTAATAATTGTATTCAAAGTTTTATGACATGCGGGATCGTTGTGACCTTCCTGCAAGTCCATCAACACAGCATCTAAGTTCGAATCAACAGAATAGTCAACATGATACTTTATCATCTGACCATCCTTTGCCATTTCTGTCTTGAGGACTAGTGGCGGGAACAAAAGATTTTTAATACGTTCTAATTTTTCTTGATCTGGTGTATCTATTTTTTTCTTAACTTGCCACGGCATCTTCATAATATAAATCCTTGATGTTACTTCTTCTTGCGACCCATGTTGTATTTGGCTTCAAGAGTCCATTCGCCCTTTTCTTTATGATTCAAAACTTTAATCTGATTCATAAGAACGCTTGGGTCTCTTATCTTTTCATCCTCAACAACCTTTAGCAATCCCCAATCCTGTAGAAGTTCGATGATCTTATTTCTACGACCCTTGTCTTCATCAGAAAAGTTAGAAGGTTTACCATCGATAGCAAACATTTCCTTGAAATGCACAATGAAATATTTACCCTGCTTATGGAAGATGTGACAAGACTGATAAAGTTTTTTATCTTTTCTAGAAGCTACACCAATTCTAGTAAGAGTTTCTTTTATCTTTAAGAAGTCTTCTTCCTCTGCTATTTTTACCTCAACCAACGAATCTAATGAAATCATTTTTATCCACCTTTTTCTTGTTTTTGTTTAATAATATCAAGCTGTTCCTTAGTAAGAATCTTCAGAACTTCTTTTGTCCTTACGTTGTTATATTTATAATAATTCTGAACTAAGGTAAAGGTGTCGTTTTTCTTGGCCTTCTGCTTCTTGAACCAACGTTTTTCTTTACGAACCTTATGATAAAGGTAATCATATTGAAGCTTCGGATCAAGATGATAGTTTAGATTCATTGTATTAGAAAATGCAATGGTATCCTGATAGTTAGATAGTGTGCTATTCGTTCTCCATGGATTGTACTTATGTTCTACAAACCCATCGACTTCTAGATACTTTTTATTTTGAAGTATGCTGTTTTCCCAGCGCCAATCATAGTCGCTCATTGAAATTCACACTGGATCATAACCTCAGTGAGGAATGCCATGAAGTTAATTTGAGGATCTGCTGCAAATGCACCCTGATACTGGTATTTTGCAATAGTCAATACTATCAAAGGAATGCTAGAGTTTTCCAACAAGTCATAAGCAGTGTCATAGAACTGTCGATAAAGATCGTTAACATCTGTATCAAGGTTAGTATTAACCCAATTACGCATCTCTGAATAGTTTTTATCCTTCATAAGCTCGACCAAAGTTTTGATCGATGTAGTCTGCATATTAGCAAGGATACCAGAGTCAATTGCGCCTGTAGCTGAATAACGCTGCAGCTCATTTAGCACACGACGCCAGTCAGGGAAATGCTTCTGAATAACTTCAGCAACAACAGTCTTATCATATGTAATTGTTTCAGTATCAAGAATACCGATAACTCGCTTCATAAATTGCATAGCGAGCTTACCCATATCCTTCTTACCAATTTTAAAATCTATGACAGAGCACCGAGAATGTAACGGTTCAATGATTCGGTTCTTAAAATTGCAGGTAAGAATGAAGCCACAGTTCCTTGAGAATTCTTCCATAAAATTGCGTAAGGCTGGCTGTGTGGAATTAGCGTTGAGGTAATCTGCCTCGTCAAGAATGACGTACTTACGTCCGCCTTGGAGAGAAACTGAGGACGCGAAGTTAAGGATTTCATTTCGTAGTGTATCGATATTTCCATTCATAGATCCGTTAATTACGATGTAGTCGCATCCCAACTGTTCAAGCATGGCACGAGCTACTGTCGTTTTACCAACGCCAGCCGAACCAGATAGGATTAGGTTAGGTATATTCTCTTGATCAACAAACTGTTGAAAAGTTGCTTTCAAATCAAGCGGAAGAATAGTTTCCTCAATTGTTTTAGGACGATACTTTTCAACCCAAAGAAATTCTTCGTTCATCACATGCTCCATAATAAAAAAAAGGGGAGGGTTATTATAAACCCTCCCAAGCTAAAAGTCAAGTTAGAAACTTGAAGTCTGTTCAACAGCAATCCAGTATTCTGCTTCCTTACCCTTAAAGCGAGAGATACCTCTCGCACTAATATCAACATCATATTCGCCAGGAATAATCTTGATATTTTCTGACTTAAAGATAGCCTTAAATACCTTATCGGTTGTACCGATGTCAATAGAATAAGTATCACCAGTAGGGTTCTTGGTATCAGCAGCCTGGATTGAAACTGTTTCGCCATCACCAACAACAACAATTTCAGGAACTGAAAGGACGCCAAGAGCCTTTTCAATATCCTTCAATGTTTCATTAGTAAGCTTAAATGAAACATCAACTGAAGGAAGGTTAAGTTCCTTTTCTGGAGCCTTAGTGATATTCGATTCATCAGCATATACACACTGACCCTTTCTGTTAGAGTCAGTGATAGCAACGAACTTCTCACCAAAAGAAAGTTCGGGATCATTATACAAACTAAGAGTTGACAAAAACTTGTCAAGATTATATATTGCACAACGCTTAGGAAAGGTTGTAGGAACAGTAGCCTTTGCCATAATTGTCTTAGAGGTTGACATTGTCTTAATGACATTACCTTCTTGGATCAAAATGGAAGGATTAATCTTTGCAAAGTTCTTGAGAACTTGAATAGTACCAGCATCAATCTTCATAATATAACTCCTTTAAATTACTTCTTTTTCTTACCACCAAGCTGCGAAGGATCAGCTGTGGCAGCTGCGCCAATCGATGCAAGGTCTGCAAGAGAACCGCCAAAGATATAACTACCAACATGCTGGAGCTTCATCCATGGGCAAAGCCATGTACGCAACCCTGCTTCCTGCGCTTTCTGACAGAACCAATAGTCTTCAGAAAGATAACGCTTTGACTTCTTGGAATTAATTTCCTTACCAGTTGCAATAACCTTATCAATTTCAGACTGAACGATGTCAGGATCATTCGTACGCATATCTGCGATA